GCTGGCGTCTCCGTAGATCTGTCCGAAACCGGGGTCGGTGAGGTGAGGATTGGACGCCGGATCGTTCCATGGGTTGTCGAAGCCAGCAGCCGTCTTCGAGGAGAGGAACGAAGGAATGCCTGGCTCAGCTGCTGCGGTGCGGCCCCACTCGTTGCCCTCGGTCACTACCTGCGGGCGGGGAGCGTTGAGAATGTCTGTAAGTTCAGGGTAGTCTTGGCTTGCGAAGTGGAAGTCCTCACCAGCGGTGATCCACTTGCTCTCCCTAGCAGGTACCTGTTCTAGCCACGTCATCTCGTCCGGGGCGTAGAGGCCCTGGACGTGGCCGTTGAACTGGAGTCGAGCCTGCCCGTCCTCGTGTGCGATGACTTGACCTAGCTCGCCGGAGCGAGTAGTAGCCCACGTCCTCAGAGGCGGGAGTTCTCCAGGTAGCTGTCGGCGGCTAGTTAGTCTACGCATTTCACTCCTTAGGGGGTTCTGTGGAGTGTGCCACAGGATAGATAGGTGTTAGAAGCTGGTCACTGAGAGGCTGACGGGTGTCGAGAGTGCGGTTTCGACGGGCGCCAATGTGCTGCGGTCCAGTCTGTAGGTTGGATGCTCTCGGCATACCGGCACGCATCTCGTCACTCTCGGGCGGTCGCTGCGGGTGCTTGTTCTTGGGAAGCGGAACGGTCGACCCTCCGCCATCTCCATCGTCGGGCTTCTTCTTCGAGGACAGATCGTCTCCTCCGAAGCTACCAGATCCGTCATCATCACCGTCTTCATCGTCACCCTCTGCGGCGGCGATGTCATCCTCGGTAGGTGCGAGAGTAGCGGTCTCTGCCGGTTCGTCTAGTCCGAGGGCGGGTAGGATCTCGGCTCCGGCGTCGCCCTTGGCGTCCGTAGTGCCCGGGGTCTGTGCGACCGGCTGGAAGTCCTTGGCAAGGTCTTCGGGGATCGGCAAACCAGCGGCCTGGAGAGCAAGGAAGGTGTCCTTACGTACCTGCTGTGCTGCGACGGCCTGCTCGATCTGCTCCTCTGCGGTCTTCTCCATCTCGTCGTCCAGGTCGATGTCGACGTTGACGAGTCGGGTCTTCATAGAGATCGGGACACCAGAGGCCCGCAGAGCCTCCATGAGCTGCTGGTTGCTGTCCTCGTTAGCCATGCTCATGGTCTTGAACGTAAGATCGGGGATGAGCAGCTTGGGCTGCTCTACGATACGCTCTTCGCCAGTCTCATCGTTGACTTCGAGAATCTCTTCCATGATGGGGTACTTGATGCCGTTGCGCTCTTCATAGTCGTAGTGCTCCTGCGCCTCAGCCACAACCATGGCACGGGACTCCCAAAAGCGCTTGATCTTGCGCTGGTACGTGGAAAGTAGCTGCGTCACGATGTCTCGGTTGAGGGCATCGGCGGCGTAGGTCTCGCCCTGGCCTGCACCATTGAGCATGGTACGGGACAGACCGAACACCTGAAGCTGACGGTCGGTCAAGCGGTCGAAGTCCGGGTTGAAATCGGGCATCGCCTCCTTGCCGAATGCCTGGCTGATGTCGAGGGCGAAGTGGTGGATAAGCACTCGGAAGTCACCAGCGAGGGCGGCGTCGAGGGAAGCCTCGAAGGCTTCGAGGTCGCCTTCGTTCGGGACCCACGGTGCATCAGTACCAAGGTCGGTGGCGGATGCGCCAAGTTTGGCGATGAGCAACGGGGTGTAGAGGCGCTCTGCGATGGCGTCCTGAGCAGCGTTGAGCATCTCCTCTTGGATGATGGCACGGAAGCCACGCATGAGGATCGGGATGCCACGAGGGTGGAAGCTGTCGGCCTTGAACTTGAGTTGCTTGAGCAGCACGTTCGAGACGGGCATCTTGGACTCTTCACGGCTGAAGTGAGCAAGCTCCGGGTAGACACGCATGAGAGCTTCGTACTCCCACTTCGGCTCACGCTCCAAGATGATCTTGCGAATGGTCTCGGGGAGCTTCATCTCGAAGCGAGGCTCCTTGAGGAACGGGGAACGGATAACTTCCACGTCGTCGGGGTTGATGAGTTCGTCGGACTCCCACACGCCTAGAGTGTCGTTGAACGAGCCGAGAGGCCATGCCTCGCCCACGGTCCAATACTCACGGCCCACGTCGAGCAAGAACTCTTCGTAGTCAAGCTGGTCGAAGAAGAGGTCGCCGTAGAAGTCGTTGAGTTCGTCGTCCTTGCCGGTCATCTCCATACCGATCAACGGGTACTTCGAGAAGATGTCGATAGCGGATGCGATAACGGGGTGGGTGATGTAGAGCAGACGGCAGTTCTTCGAGGCATAGCCATGAGCTACATAGTTACCCGTCGTAGTCTGCATTGAAACTACTTCGCCAGGACCCATTGAATCAATGGCGACAATAACGTCTTTGTGTCCGAAAGCTGCAATATAAAGACAGTTGATCCAGGCTTCTCGGTGAAGCTTCTTGGAGGGAAGCAGATTGGTTAAATCAATCACTTGCTGCCGTCCGTTAATAATCCAACGATTGATCCGCAAAGATTCTGTTGAGTAAGTGGGCTGGAAACTATTCTTATAGTAGTCGACACCCAATGTGTTCAGAGCCTCCTCAATAGCCAAGCAAACATCTGCGTTCTTATCAGACTGACAGATACCGATGACTCGGCCAGCAACGTCTGTCCAACCCTCTCCGTCAATCATTCCAGCGAGATATCCAGCGGCTTGAATCTTCTCATCGCTATCCAAAACAATGGAGGGTTCGGTGTCGATAACATGACGAAGCTCCGCACCAATCTTCGGGACGGTCCACTGTGAGTAACTTTGTCGGTCAACCTGAGGTCGCTTGGTTCTCAAGGCTTCCTGACCGCCCTTACTCCATGTTACTTTCCAACTCTTAACCGTGCTATAAGGTAGGTTGAGTTTGTAAGCAACCTCCCGCACCCCAACCCCAAGCTCAAAATCTTCCCCAGCCTGCAATCTCAACTTTTCCTGAATAGCACTACTCTCTGCGGAGATACGACGACTCGTTTGCTCTTCAATAGCCCGACTATATGAATAGTTGGCCCACTGATGGTCAGGAGTGCATTCCAATGTACGACCAGACTCCATTGTTACCCGAACAATCTCGTCAGCCATCCTACGATGAGTAGCTTCAACAGTAGACTTCACCATACGGGTGCGCCAGTTGCCCTTGGGACCTTGATAATGCTCCCACCCAACCACCACATCTCCGACCTCAACATCGCCAAGCTCTTTAAACGAAAGGTCAGCCATCCAGATTTTCGTTTGAGGAGGTTCACAGAAGGCCCGGATTTTTTCTAGCTCTTCGTCCTTGGCAACGTCGTAGGGGAGGTTGTTCTGGCGCCAGTAGAAGAGCGGGTCACGGGGGCGGGCGGTAGCGAAGCTGAACTGTCCAACCCCACCAGCGCCAGCGCCACCCATAGTAGCGGACTTGTTGATGCGGCGGTTGGCACGCATCTCCTTGACGACATCAGAGTTGTCGACGGCACCGTTCTGGCCCTTAGCGAGGGCAGTACGGGCTAGGGCGTTGTAGTCCTGTCGACCAGTTGCGTCAGCGAGGGCGCCGAAGACTTCGGCATCACTGCTGACCTTGCGCACTCCACGAGGGGTCCATAGCTCATTGGCTGGCATTAGACCTCCCTGTGGTGCTGGCGCTGAACCTCAGCGAGTGTTTGATCCTTGTCGGGTGTGACTCGTAGTGCGAGGTATGCCATGTACTCTTCGAGAGGTAGGGCGACGCCTGCCTCGGTGATGAGCATGGACTCCTTCGATGGCGAGCTGTCATCGCTACCGCTGTCGTCCTTCTTGGCGAACGGATTGGGCTTGTCGCCACCACTGTCCCCGTCGTCTCCGCCATCCTTCTTCGGCTTCTCGGAAAGGTCGTCTCCACCGAAGGATGAGTCATCGTCGGCTCCAGCGTCGGGGGCCTGCGGCGGAGCCTGCTGAGGCTGGCCGGTCGGAACGGTTCCGTCGTTGGGCTTCTGACCGGGGGCATAAGGCTCACCGTTGATGGTCTGAGGCATCATCGGGAAGTTCGGCTGC